CTGCCCTTGATAATAATCTCTATCGCCTTGAGTATCTTGTAATTCTTGTTTTGTTAATTCTAAACTAACCTCTAAATTACGTTTCTGATAGTCCTTATAAAGAGTAGTGAAACTTAGACCAAATACAGTTAGAAAGAGAATAAAAATAGTAATATTGATAGTGTTGAATCTCTTTTTAAACATAATATTAAACCTTTTTTAAATAATCGCCACTTACCCATCCGCTAGGAATACGAGCAAATCCATTTTTCCATTCCTTAACGGTAACTCGTGTACCCTTGTTTAGACATCCATCTTTATCATAATCATGTTTTTTTGCATCAACTGTTAATTCATTATATGTTTTTCTTCTATAATTTTCTCCAGGACCAGTACGAACACTTAAATCACTAGCAATTACTTCATAAGTCCCTAAATTTTGTGCTACACTATCTTGAATTTTAGTGCAATATTGCAAAGACACCCATCCTTCGCCAGTAAATCCCCAACCATTTTCCTCTTTAGAGATAGTTAATTCTGTACCATTGGCATAAGCCTTAACCTTTGCACCGTTTGGAGTATTACGACAGTTTACACCGCTTGGCGTATTTACTCTAACCTTATAATTAACTTCACTAGGTTTAGGTGTGAATTGTGAATTTGATCCACTATATTTAGGTACACCATAACCTCGAATAGATGTATTACCAACTGCAATAGTTCTACGAGCTACTGCATCCGATTTATTACCTTCAATTGCAGTAATTTGATTGCCTGATACACTTTCGACAATTCCGACGTGTTCTGGCCAACCGTCTTTTTTATCCCAGTCATAAAAAATAATATCACCTACTCTTGGAATTACATTGCCATCTTCTTGCCAGCATCCAATATTTTTAAACAGTTCGATCATTTTTCCGCATGATGCTTCAGTTGGAATAATATCCGTACAATTACATTTAATAGCTAATGCACTAATAAAAGTAGCACACCAACTGTCTGTATATTTTACTTTGTAACCTCTTGCTAATGGTTTGTGACCATTATAAATATCAATAATCTCTTTATGACTTCCATTTGATTCCTTTTTTCCAATCCAAGCCCGTGCTTGATTTAATAATTCATTTACTGTTGACATTTTATTTTTCTCCTTAATTTCTATTTTCTAAATTGTTGATACGCAATTCATGTATATCAATTATTTTTTCGTTCCTACGTTGCTGTTCTACGATAACGTCAAGCCGTTCACTATGTGCATCTAACCGCTTGTCTTGTCGGTTGTTATCTTCGATTATCCTTTCAAGCAGTGTGTTCATACGTGTTATGTTCGAATTTAGCTTAAGCATAGGGGTAACAAAGCTAAAAATTGCTACCCCTCCTGCAATAACAGAGCCTATCATTTCCGCTTCGTTCATAACGCTAATCCTTTTTAGGCTCAGTGTAGTTTAGTGCACGCTCGCTGTCTGCTACTCCGCTTGTAGTAGGGTCATTAATTGCGTTCCATACAGATACAACCACCAGAGATAATACGTAGGGGTTAGAAACAGCGTTTAAAAGCAGTTTTCCTAACGCTCCCCATGTTGTTAAATCTTGTGCGGTAAGCCCCGCATAAGCCAAAATAGGTGTTAAAACAGCTAATACAATTTGTGCAATAAACACAGGATTTTTTAATCTTATTTTTAAATTAATTTTGTTCATAAAATTACCTCACTTTATTAATATTAAAAAGGCCTTTCGGCCTTTAAGTTTTTATGCAGTTCTTTTCCACATATAGCAAGTTATATATGGCTGTAAGTTGTTATGCGGTTGGTTTCCACCTGTATTTTTTATAACATCGGTTTGTGTTCCTGCAATCATATAATAACCATATGCCCCACTCAAATTAGATGTAGTAGCAAATTGTTGTCCGAAATCATGTTTATGGCTCCGCCTTTCATCGACAGTCCATGTATGTTCTTTTTCTCCGCCCGTTTTTTCTACAGTGTTGAAATCACTATCGCTTGTATCGACACCAACTGGTACTTGACCTTTTCCCCACGCTACCCATGTTCCGCCGTAAATTGTACTTGGGTTTTCATCGGAAGTGCTGAAAATAATATCACCTACACGATGCATAAGCAAGAATAATTGCTTAGTTAAATCTGTCACCGATGTAAAAGCTCCCATAAGCCTTGTAACATCATCGTTTAACTGCGTGGTTTCGGTTTGTAATTGCGATATATCTTCTTTAATAACGGTTAAATCATTTTGGTTAACTCCTGCGATTTTGATATGCCATTCTACAAAGCTAGGTTGTAATTCAGTTCCAACCCACGCATCAGTATAAGGATACCAACTCGGTAGAGTAGGCAACGTGATTTGTTCTGTAGTTGGCGTGGCAAGTTCGTAAAACAATTTAACACCACTCATAGCACTTTTAAATTCGGAAGCAGTAGGATATACACTACTTACTTGTTCAATATAAATATTGGAGTTGCCTGCACCAATTCTAATACCCATTTCTCCATGTGATTTTATCACTTTAAAATGTGTACATATTGCTTCACCATAATTATCGCTTTTTAAATTACCTACTGTAGTATAATATCCGTTGTAATTTGAATAATCAGTATAATCGAAATCACCTAAATCAACGCATCCAACTCTTCTCGTACCAACGCCATTTTCTATCGTGTCCTTAACACCGTTTGGTAACTCACGTAACGGTTGGTTTAGTTGTACGGTTGTGGTTTCGAAGCCCGTGAACGGTTCGTAATCAACGAATTTTGCACCATAGTTTACCATAATATCGTAGAATTGCACTCCTGTACCGTTGCCACTTGCGAACGCTACGACAATATCATCAGTTTGGCAAGTATAATTATTAATAGCGAAAACTGTATCAAGCGCTGTTGTATTACTAACTACTTTATAAGTTCCGCTACTCTCATATATATACATATTACCTAATGTAGCCTCTCCCAATGATTTTAATTTAGCAGACACTGAAATTGTTTTACCCTTTAAACCATATAACCTTTGACCGACACCATGAGCAGTAGCGCTATTTACATTACAAGTTAAAACTCCGTTTTCCACCGTATTAGTAGTCTTTTGTTCCTTACTATATCCATCAACATTTACATTACCATTAATGTTGAACAAATTCTTCCCACTCGTCATAAAGTCAATATCGTATTTTTGCGTATCCTCGTTGTAATCACCAACAAACTTAGGCTCTTGAGGATATTCGGGGTTAGGACTAGCGATACCGCCTGTGAATGGTTCCCAAGTTCCGTCTCCGTCTTGGTAGAGCATTGGTTTGATAGTGCCTGCTTTGATGGTTTGCCCTGTCGTTCCCGAAAATGATATTCTCAACGATGATGTGCTATCATCTAACATCGCTTGGGTTATTGTTGCGCTGTCAGTAGGGTTAGTTGCATTACTTAGAAGAACCATCTTTCCATTGTTCTCGTAAAACAATTGTACAGCGAAATTTGGCTTAGTAGTCATTTCATTTTTAAAATTTATTTGTCCACTTTTAATTAATCTCAATGTTTCTTCGTGTGAATAAGTATACGAAAACATACAATCACTTGTTAAATTCCCACTACCACTAATAGTAAATGAACCGTCATCATTATTAGTTACTGTTGCACCACCTTGTGATTTAGTAGGCAATTTGCTAGCGTCAAATAATTGAAACCCGTTTGTAGTTACTTGAGAATATGCTCCGTCTATTTCTGCAACGTCAATCCCGTTATTACTTGCTGAACCACCATAACTAATATCTTTATAAGTATAATAGCCAGCATTTACCATTGCTTTAGATGCTAATCCGTCGCCTAAATCAACAGTTTCCCCGAATGTTCCATCACCTTTTTTAAATCTTATTTGTACGGGGTCTTCTTGTACGATTTCATAATCTCCCATGTTTCCAATTGCATTATCAATCTGCGTTTGCTGAGATGTTATTTTTTCTTGTTGTGTTTGTGCTGTAGAGATAAGTTCTTCAAGCTGTGCTTTTATTGGATCGAGATTTTCAGCAGACCAGTTATTAAACAGTGTTTCAACAAATGCCTTAACAACCTGTTGCCATTCGCCCTCATCTGGCGGTAATGGACTTAATCCACCAACACTTGCTTGTATACGGTAAATAACGGGCTTTAGAGATACGTTCTCGTCATTGTTGGTTAATGTTACCCCAACCGCTAAAAAGCCGTTACGATACATTATTTCATTAGATATAGCGAACACACCGTCACCGTCTACAACAACCGCGCCACCAGCACTAATAACGTCGCCGCACTCTATCATCGCACTGTCATATACACCAATATAAATAGTCGGTATATATCCGCTAAAACGTTCATTGTCTTGAATAAATTTAAACTGTATATTATTGCTATACTGTGCTGGGATTTCGGTAGTATCAGCGGCTAAATTAAGATTGTTTTGTGTTATTGTACTAAATATCATTTTGTTCCCCTTTCTAACGCTTTTATACGGTTGTTTTGTTCCTGCACGCATTTAATCAGTGCATTCATAATATTTTGGTAATCTACACCATAATACCCGTCTTTTCCTTTATGTAGAAAATATTTAGAAT